TGAACAGATTGTCCTGCACCTTTCGCGGGCACCCCAAGAGGTGTTGCCGCGCCTACCGCTCGCGCACGATCGACTTCGTCGTTCGTGCTGTGAGTTCCTGGCAGGCCATCTTCGAACTTGAGCCCCCCGTTTTGCGGGGGGGCTACAACTCTTGTGAGGAGCTGGCCGGGCTTATCAAGGGCTATCTGAGCAGTGACGTCTCTGACGATCCAGCTGCTCAGCTGTCTTTCCAGTCGGTCAAGAAGGGGTTACCCCCCTCTTGCCCGTGCATGGAAAGACGCATGCTTGATAAGCTTGTCTCCTCGTTCTCTCGGGAACCTCGGCGTTTACCGCCCGGGTACCTCGATTTCGTCCGACGCACGGTGGGGCGCCTATTTCCCAAGGGATGGGACGTAGGCCGCTACGTGTCGAGGTGCGAGACGACTGATCCCCCCCTCTCTTCCTGTGCCGTTTTCGACACACTCCCAGGCGACTGTCCGTCCCGTGGATCGAGATCCACCGGCGGTAGTCTGGGTGAGTGTGGACGGCGAGGTTATAGCCAGGCCGATTTTCTCGACCAGGTTATGAGAGGGCGGTCGATCTCATCGAGGCCCGTCGGTGCTAAAGCCATTGTGGTCCAGTCCGCTGGTAAGCCACGACCGCTGACTAAGTTTGAGCATGACGCTATACTTCTGGATCCCTTCCATAAGTGCGTCTATGATCATCTTTCTCTTCAGCGGTGGCTCCTCCGTGGACCACCTAGCACCGAGGTCTTGGGGAAAGCCGGTTTTCGCTCCGGCAACGGCGTGCTAGTCTCTGGTGACTACGCTTCGGCGACTGACAATCTGCCAATTGAGGTCTGCGAGGTTATCCTCGAAGTCCTTTCTGAGACCTCTTCTGAGGTTCCTCAAGAGATTATCGGTCTCGCGCAGCGCACAATGAGACCTCTCCTGTCATTTTTTGACGGAGGCGTTGTCGTGCGTCCTCGCGTCGGTCAGATGATGGGATCCAAGATGTCCTTTCCGTTTCTTTGTTTGCAGAATTACCTGGCTTTTGCCTGGTCGCTCCGCAACACTGGTCGGAAGGCCAAGGAGGTTCCCCTTCTCATTAACGGCGACGACATCCTCTATCAGCTCGACGGCCACTTTCACAAGTGGGCTTCCGTCGTTGAGGATGTCGGGTTGACCGTTGAGAAGTCAAAGACCGACGTGAGCACGAAGTTTGGCACAATTAACTCGACCCTCCTTTCTTGGAGGGGCGAGCAACTCGTGCCGGTGTGGTCAGCCCGTCTGAAGATGCTGAACGACCCTGAGTACCAGGGGTCGTTGGGTTCCAGTTTCCGGAACTTTCTCGGCTCTTCGACGGGGCAAATTCGCTTTCGCGCTGCTCGAGAGTGGTTTAGTTGGCACGTCGGGACTCTACGTTCCACGGGTGTCTCCTTACCACGTCTTGGCTTTCGCGGGGCCTTAGCCCACCGGATGATGTTGAAGTTCAAACTTCGTGATCTTCCGGATTTCCCCTTTCCTGCACCGTGGAGTAAGCATGCTGTGTCATTGCCTCGCGACGAAGTCTGCGAGGTCGACGAGATGCTTCTCTCCGGTCAGGAACGCCACGAAGCAGCAAGGGAGTGCTGCTCTCTGAAATGGAGGGACGGTTGGCGTCCTGTCAAGGTCCAACGCTCCGCCTTGCGGTGGTGCGTCGAGATGACCTTGGCTCGGCCCCGA